GTTTCCCAGTCACGATCATGCATGGATGATTTTTAGCCCTCAGCGGGCCAACCTTCAGCCTCCGAGAATGTTTGGACAATTCTTTCAATTGTTCCATTTCTTCTCCGGTCACGTTGCGCGTGTTGCGCTCACCTCGCGTGATTTCACGCCATGTATCCAGCAACCACTGCCAATGTTTAGCCTTAATTACCATGTGTTTGATAAATCTAGGCAGTAACATTTCAAGGTCTGCACGCTTGTGGACATTCCACGTTGCAAACTGGCCTTTAGATCCATATTCACTCGATGTCCCAAAGCCGGTTTGTTCCGGCAATTGCCGAATAAACCCAGCACGGTCCACCTCGTCAGACTGAGTGATACGTAGATTTAAACCCACGTTGTACTCATCGGGATATTTCTCACTACGCCTGAAGGCAAACGAAAGTGAGCCATCCGCGTCTAAAAGCCCTGCTAAATACTTAACTAATGATTCATTCATCTTCTGCCCTCATTGTTATGGCGAAGAATCCTTCCGTCTGGTTGCCCTTATCAGGTTCCCAGTTGTTCAGATTTGGAGATCAGCATGTGTGCTTACTGAATCTGTGGGGCATTTGGTGCCATGACAGAAATCTCCTATTGATTAAAAAAACTTGCTCTTGCGAGGTAGTCCTTCATCTGGAGATTCAGCAGGTAGTCCTTGCGGGGCCGCCAACCCATCTGTAGGGGCTGCATTTGTAGCATCTATCAATTATTCATAAACGATAGGTTTTGTCAATAACCTAAAGCCTACCTTTCGCCTCAATCAGCTGCAGATAACGCTTCTGCATCGCGTCCGCTTGCGGGCCTTTCCAGTACGCTGAATTCTTATTGCCCATCAGCTTTTCAATCTCACCAATCTCTGTGTCGATGGTCTCGACCCCGCCACCCGGACCCACTACCGAGACAGCTGGGTTTAGGGTCAATGCCGTGTCTGCAGCCCATTTCAGGAACGCAGGGTCATTGCCCAACAGCCTCCCGTCAGGGGTACGGGCAGCGAAGATCGAGTCCGTCATCTCACCAAACATCGAGGTCACAGAGTTAATGTTCGCCCGGTACTCTGCGCCCCACTCCAGGCGCAGTTCATCAATAGCAGATGCTTTGTGCTCGTTGTCCGCGTTCACTTGGTCGGCCAATTGATTCTCAGTCGCCTCGTTGAACCACTCCAACGCAAAGGCTACCGTCTCACTCGGCAGGTTGTGTTCGTGTGCCGCCTCTTTAAAGCGATCAACCAGCGGGGACATGCTCTCATCGGTCAGAGCCGCACCTTCAGGCAACTTAACCTCATACCCGTCAGGCGCTTCAGGTACGCCGACCTCTTTGCGCCAGGCCGCTTTTTCTTCGTCGGTCGCATCTTCCGGTAAGTTCCGCTTGTACTCGCCAGAACTCAGTCGCGCGCGCGTATCGGCAAACGCCTTAGCCACCTTGTCCGGTGAGGTAAAACGCTGCAATTGCTTCAGTAGTTTGCTGTCCTCCCCCGCCATCCGTTCGCGCCAATCTTCAGGGAAGTCAGCCGCAGCCGGCAATGGCTCAGTGGTGTCCTCAACAACGGTCAGGGCTTCGCTGGATTCAGGTGCTGCTGTTTCTTCAACAGTTTCCTCAACAACCTCATCAGCTCCGGTAGTCTGTTCTGCTGCTTCAGCCATGTTTCTTTTTCAACTCCGAGTAGTTTAATTTGGTGAGTTTCACAAGTTGCGCACCCACAAAGCGCTTACCCTCCGCAAACGCGGTATCGCGCTCACTAGGACGGTACGAAAGGTCGTAGTACCCACACAGGCCAGTGACAATAGTCTCCATCGCCTTGCGCTGCTGTACCTCATCTGCTGTGCCGTTCCAACACGCCTGGATTGCTGCTGCACCCGGCAAGTCCTTATCCCAAGGGAAAGGCTTGTACGGCAACTCATCCGACATCGGCTAGTTTCTGTATCTGCGCCATTGCTTGACGCTCTTGAACAATCTCTGCCGCCGCATCCTCATCCACTACCCAATCCGCTGGAACACCCACGCCATCAGACGCTTCACGGAAGGCTTCATGGATATCAATGTTCGCAGAAATATTTGGATCAACCTGCGCGCCCAGCCCCATCAGTTCAAGCATCTCCTGGAAGGCCGCAGACTTCGCCCGACCCTCAGATGCACGCAGCGGAGAATCGAACTCAAACTTAACCTCTTGGCCTAACAGATCCTCCGGTATGTCAGATCCGAATGCGCCGTGAGACATCATCAATTCAAACGTGGCATCGCACAGCCCACCGTTGTACTCAGACTCCATAGGGGCGAATAACGGCAGCGCCTGGCGGATGTATTCCTGTATCCGCTGGGACACCTCGTAGGCCGTCATATCGCCTTGAGGTGGGAGGTTGAGCTTGTTCAGGTAGAACGCCTGCGCAATCGCCTCTTTCACGTCATCACGAATATTGAACCCAGCCGGGAAGCCGGACTTATCCTGTGAAATAGGCCGCAGAACCTCGCCCAAACGCTCGTCATACGACGCATCCACCCAGGTAATACCACCCGGCATTAGATTCACATCGCTGCGTATAGCCTCTTGTGTGGCCAATAATGGGGGAGAGGTGTACTTTTCCCCTGCCTCAAGCAAGGTCAGGGTAATCGCTTGGATTAAGCGCGCGTCAGGGAGGGAGGCAATGACTGCCGGGGAGTAGGCGTACTGTGAACCAGACACCGTGGACCAACGAGGAATAACGTACATGAAGTGATCCGTGTCCACTTCCTCGAAGATGAATTTGTTTTCGCAATCGTAGTAGATGCTTTTGTACTTGCGCTTATCGCCAGGCATCACGCAATGCCCGCATTCGACCTCGCGATAAGGCTCTTTGGTCTTGATTGCTTCTAGCTGCGGGGAGATCGTCTTGAACTTCGCCGCCAGTTCACGAACGGTAGGCTTCCACTTACGATAGACTGTATCAATCTCGCCGCTCTCATTCTCGCACCACGCACAATCGCGCAAATGCCAGTTTCGATAGAGGAGCCGCTGCTCACCCCGGTTGACCTCGACACTCAAGACCGCTTGGCCGAACGCCGCAAAATCATGGTCACCTTCCTTGGTGGCGCGCACAAACCGAGCAGGCCGGTCGTACATCGCTCGACGCATAATCCCTGTCGCAGACTCTAGCCAACGCTTGACCTCATAGGTCTCGCGTTCTTCACGCGCCAAGCGAATCTCAAACCAGTTGTCTCGGCGCAGCATGGCCGAGAAAGAATCGCCCAGATCACGCCGCGCAACCACAGGATACGAGGACATCAAATGCTCTGCGAACTCTTCGCCCAAATAGCGGTTGACCGTGAAGTCAGCACGCTCCGGGTAGAAGTTGTCCGCGATCTCTTGGTGCAGGCTGTCGAGACTTTTCTTTTTCTCGAACAAGTGCCCCTGATGCTGGATCAGGGTGTCAATGTTAACCAAGGTCGTCGCTCAGTATGGTTGACTGGCGACCCGTGCGCCGCTGGCGATCCTCGCGCTTCTTGCTTTGCTCAATCTGCTTCTCATCCGGCATCGGCACCACTTTGGGGCGCTTAGTGGATGGTGTATGGAACATGTTGCCCATTATCTTCTCCGTTTACGGCCATAATTAACGTTAGGTTTGCTGCCACGCTTCCACTGCTCGTAATGCGAGCCAACTTGCGGCCCTTTCCACCACGCCATGACCGTCGCATCCCCTTTGTCTGGAGAGCGACCCAAGCGCGCCACCAACTTCTCTTTTGGCTCCGCGTGAATCGTATTGCTGCGCACCTGATACTTGACCGCGGCCAGGTCCGACAAAAGTTCCTGATCAGGCGGCAACATAATCTGGCTACCGCCCAATTGAGACGGGTCAAGGGCTTCGCGGAACCGCCAATACAACTCTGTGCGCTTATTGCCGAAATCCAAATGGGTGTCTTTCGACTTGCCCGTGGACTTCATCGACCCCTTGTACGCAAACACAGACACTTCGTTGTCCTGCAGATCCGCGTAGGCTGTGCCGCCATACCCACCACCACAGTCAATCACCACCGCGGCGCCATCACGCCGCTGGCTCACAATCAAACCTGCCTGGCTCACCCCGATAGGGGTCTCAGCACCCGGCACCGAATATGGCTCACCGAACCAATACCCGTGCCGCGCGATAATCACGTTGTTGTCGGAGCCACCTTGCGCCACGTCCACGCCCAATGAACACATAAGTGTTCCGTCAGGTGGTGTAGGTGTCCAGCGCCCTTGCGCCTCTTGTATCCATGCTGTGGGGATTAACTGCCACGGATCGTCCTTGAGGCCCATATCAAACCGGCCATCGCGGTACGCATCGCGCAGTTCTTTAGGGAGGGAATCGAGGACGCGGGCATATTGACCATCTGCACTTAAGTCAGGGTTGTCATCTAGCGCGGCTGGAATGAACGTGCGAGACTTCGCGTAGACTTCACGGCCACCCACCAAGTGAGGGCCAATGCCGTCTACCTCAGTATCCTGCCCATCCTCGTCGCTGATAAACCACCGCAACTCGCCAGGTTTAGCGGGATTAGGATGTTTGGGATCGAGCCACGGACCCCAACGCTTGATAACCCACAAGCCCTCAGCCGTAGTCGGCGGATTGCCCGTCGCTACCACCCGACATCGCTGACCAGACGTTGTTGTTCTGTTCCACGTGGAAATAAAGACGTACTGCGATTCGAGGAAATCCACCACCTCGTCGAAGCAGTTCCGATTAACAATACCGCCCTTCGTGATATAATGGTTTACTTCTTCAACTTGCAGGTCGTAAACATCTCTACGCCCCACGTACTCAAAGGACGCATCACATGCGCGTAAGCAACCAGATACGCCAACTCGACGTGTTTCCCTCGTATAAGGGTGGTCGTACGTGTTTAGGCGCTCAAGACTATATTTTTGAGTTTCAACCCGACCATCACCTTGCCAATGGCTGGGGATGGGTCGCCCAACATCGCCTTGTAGGAGAAGACATTGTGGGAAGGCCGCTCGTCCAATCTCCCGACCCTTCGGTTGCTGAATGTGTTCATCACATTGACGAGGACCGAACGAATAACCACCCTGATAACCTTGTCGTCCTAACTCAGCGCGAGCACCGCCGCCACCATGCGCGAAAGAGAGCCGAGGCGCAAAAGGCCAGAATAAAACGCGAAGACGTGATACTAGCCCTTCAAGGACGGACCATAAAAGAGGCCGCTGCCGTGATAGGGTGCGACCACAACACCCTGCGGAACCGCTTCCCCGAGCTGATTGCCGACCGAAAGCGATCATCCCCACACAGGATCGACGACCCCAAGACAGCCGAGAAGATAAAGCCGTTCGCAGAAAGTGACCAATTCTCGATAAAAGACTGTATCGCGGCAACTCGGATTTCCGGCCCGACAATTGTCGCTGCCTGTCGCCACCATGGGATCGACTGGGTACACAAGAAGCGTCCAGGTCGGCCACCGAAAACCACCCATCAACAGTAAGTAGTGGGTGCGTCGTAGACTGTATCTGGCTAACCCCGCCAGCGAGCATTTCTACGCACGGCTTATTTTGCACCGGCAGAACTCGCTCGACCTTACGCCCACCCTCAAGGGTCTGAACTAAATCACCCACTTGAAGCTTCTCAATAGGACGATAACTGCCATCCGCCATCAGGACTGGTGTGCCGGCACCCACACAAATCAAATCGTGCGGGTCACCTTTAAATCTTTGCTTGTCCTGCTCATTCTCACAACCCGCAAATTCAATAACCTGCTTGCCGTCCCGGTAGATCAGGTCTTGGCCATTCCAGCCGCCTCGATTGCCGCCGAATATCTGGCCCAGCAGTTCAGCCTCGGCCAGTTTCTTAGCATCTTTGTTGATGCGCCGCAGGATCAGGCTGCGCTGGTGTTCTTCGACGGATAACCCGCAAATCAAGCTGCTCTTACCCCCGCCAGCTTGGCCACCGTAAAACAACTCGTCTGCCTCGCAGAAATACGCTTCAGTCTGGGGACCAGGATTAGGTATCCAGCGTTTCTTAGCGGTAGCCGATAGGACATCACGGGTTAGTTTCTCCCGCTCATCTTCCGGTATCGCCTGAAAACGCTCTAGTATCTCGTCTAGCGCATTCAATCCTGTTTGGCCTCGATCAACGCGAAGGCTATACGACGTGCTAAATCGTTATCAGTAGAAACCAGCGGCTCGCCATCCTTACCTGTATGCTCCACCTTATCGGTGAACAACTTGTGGTATTTACCGAGCAGTTCAAGCGGGCCTTTCTTATCGGCCAATTTGAACTCAATCACTTCCTCGTACTCAGCTGGTTCGCCTTCAGCCTCTCCGTAGGTTCGACGCTTCGTGACTTTAACACCCGTGATCGCCGCTGCAGCATCATCACTCAGATCCTCAATGCGCTTGATGCGCCCTGATTCGTCGTAGTAGTCCCGCATATCGGACATAGCCAGACGTGCTGTTTGGCGCAAAACCGCCTCATGCGTGATTCTGAGCGCGTCTAGGCGTTCTTTTTCAAGTTCCTCGATCCGGGCCGCTACATCAGGTTTCCTAATGTTCTCAGAGGCAATCTCGTGAGCACTGGTCTCACTGTACCCGGCCGCGATTGCAGACCGAGTACCATTACCATCTATGACATATTCTTGACAAAACCTTTCTTGCTTAAGCGTTAGCGGCACTGCTCACCTTTAACTAAAGGCGGTCGGGATAATGTCGTACCAGACGCGCACATACAGGTCTGAGTCGCCGGTAGCGATCTCACCAGACAGCAGGTGCAGGACAACCGCAGCCGCTGCTACAGGTTCAACAGAACCCGCTGTGGTGCCGGTAGAGCCGATAAAGCCCGCTACGCGCAGTTCTTCCGTGGTTTGGTCCAGAAAGCCGGTAGTCTCAATCACACTGGAGCACTGAGAGCCAGAGGCGTTGGTGTACTTTAGCACCAGATCCTCGCCCGTCGCGACACCTGTGTATGCTGTGCCTGCAGGCTTACGGATGGCCACTTTGGTGGGGATGATTGCATAACCGCTCGCGGGAGCCGGGACAACCGTTTGTGCCGTTGCGTTCAGTGCCAGCAGTTGCGCGCTGGTAACCGTGGTGGTTGATACGCCTTTGCTGTTCGCGATGATCAGATCATCATCAACAGTCAAGCCCAAGCGCCGACCGCGCAGTGAGGTTTGAATTACTTCGTTAGCCATTATGTAGTCCCTTTGCTATTGCGTTATTTACATATTTCCGTAAGAAAGTGCGGCGTTTTCTACAGCCGTCGCACCGTTTTGCAGGACCCGTATTGCTTTATACCGGCCCCGAAACCCATACACCCGATTAGCCACCGTAACCAGTACCGGGGCTGAGGATGTCGCGCCTTGGTCCTCAAGGGCTAAAGGCGCTGTTGAATAATTTGTACCGTCCAGAGAAACAAGCACATCCATTGCGCCCGCCGTACTCATCACATGAAAGGTGTTGAAACTCTCCGCATTTTCAAACGTGATGCAGACATCATTGTTGTTGGTACCAGAACCTGTCGCGGTCCCTTGAATTACATTCATTGCAATATCCTGAAACTGTTAATACCGAAAACGCGAACATCGCCACCGTTGCTCACATTGAACCCGCTGAACGTGGCCAGATCCTCACCTGTGCCCTCTTCCACGCCATCTCCTGGCTGCGTATAAGCCAGTGTGCCTGTCTCAGTCGCCGCCACTGTGCGCGAAATGTCATACACCAGAGTGTTACTGCCGGAGCCTGAGTCATACGTCAGTGTCGCCGCACCACCCGAAAGCGTTGCCGCAAAGCCCCCGTTGCCACCCGAACCAATCAAAACCACCTTGTCGAAATACAAAGACAACTGATCACCACCAGAGATGACGGTTGCGGCCAGTAATTGTGGTGCAGTCGCGGCCGTTTGCGCCCAAATGGTGTTATCCCAAATGGCCTCATTCCATACGCCATCGGCCCAGATAACCCCTAGTGCCATCTATTTTTTTCTCTTGGTTTTACGCTGGTTAGCGATCAATTCGTTGTATTCTTCCAAAGGCAAAACAACAAACTCACCTCGAACAATGGCCGCATTCAGGTCTATCGCGCGCTTATGCACAGCCCGGAAATCAGACATAGGGACAACCGTGTCCCCGCTCCACCGCTCCAAGAGTTCGCAGGCGTTGAGGGCTGCTTTTTTTAGATATTCGTCGGTCATACAGTAAACGGCACCGCAGAGCCGTCCCCATCAAGAGAAACGCCGTTGACCGCTTCCATATCCGCCATCATAAACCCGCCGGCGGATAGTGCTGCAGGCAGTCGGCTCTGAATGTCTTGCGTGTCAGTCTCTACTGCATCCGCTACAGACTTAATTGCAGCAATGTCTGCCGCCAGGTCCGCTGCCGGCGTGCCCAGAAGTGCAGGAATGGTGGTGCCCGTGTCCACAAGGATTGCATCAACATTGGAATCTACCGTCGCCAAAGCGGTCGCGGTCGGCAAATCTTCTGCTGAACCACCCACATGAGAGACATTAACCTCAGCGCGTCCAGAGGCGAACGTGCCTGCCGCACCGCCGAATTGAGTCACATTACTCGGCAATGGTGTAGCACCGCTTACAGCCGCTTCTAGGCCGTCTGCTGCGCTGGATGAGCCGGATACACGCAAGGCATCAGATAGGACATATTCACCGAATGTACCCGCCGCAACGTGCCCTGAGCGTGCCTCATCCCACACGCCGTCCGCAATACTCGCAACCGTGGCCGCATCGATACCTTCAGGCAACAGAACATACTGGGAGTCCGTGGAAGGGGTGACTATCCAAGGCAGAGAAACTGTGGCGACCTTAGATGTACCGTTGTAATCGGAAATCTGCCGTTTCTGCCCCGCACCAGTCCCGCCGTTAATCTGGATAAAACCGTAATTGTAAAAATCATCTGTGGAACTGGAGCCGGTAGCGTCGAGGGTGATTGTGGTCGAGGTGGCCGCTTGCGCTGTACCTTCGTGGGGCGGCTGGAAGATCGAGCCAAAACTGCCCTCTGAAGTATGGTCGCCGTAAGCCTCATCCCATACCGCATCAGCAACCGCCGCCGCAGTCGGGGCGCTCGCGCCCGGTATACCGCCCGCAGGCAGAATCACAAACACAGAATCAGAGCTGGGGTTGACCCGCCAGGTATCCTGCACCGTGGCAACTTTAGTGGTGCCGTTGTAGTCGGTGATGTACGTACCCTGACCGACACCCGTACCGCTCACGATATGGATTTTCTGGTTGTTGTAGAAATCGTCCGTTGCCGAAGCTGAAGCATCTAGCGTAATCGTCGTGCTCGCCCCCGCTTGCGCTGTGGCAGAACGAATCACATACATCGCCGCGCCGAAACTACCCGCTGTAACGTGGCCGCTTAGCGCCTCATCGAAAATATCATCTACACCCGTGGCAGACAGCCGGTAGCCGGTTTTAGAGGCTGTCGCAACCACAACACCATCTGTGCCGGTATCCGCTAAAATCGCGCTGACGTTGGTATTCAGACCATCCAGATCCAGCCCACCCGCATCCGAGATAGCCAAGCCACCCGCCGCGTCTGCTGCTGCATTAGGCAAAGCTGTTAGACCACCGCGAACCGAATCAGACAAATCGAAATCAGTGAGACGAATACGCCCACCAATCACAACCATGCCTGTTACAGTGCCGCCGACATCAACGTAATCAACACCCGTCGCTACCGCTGCATCTGGAAGGTCTAGGCGATAGTAACCATCAGAGATGTGGATAAACCCGCCATCCGTATGTGCGCCGCCCTCCGTCTGGGTCGCCTCAGTGATTGAGGTGTGCGCACCACCTGGACGGCGATACCACAAATCAATACCGGACGTATTGTAAACAACACCCGTCTCCGGCGTGCCGTCCGTGCTGTCTACGATTCTAATCGTGACTGAATAGTCCGTAGTGCCTTTTGTGACAACATCTAAAAACATAAGTTATCCGTAGTAAGCGTTAAGTAAGGGAAGGATCGAACCCGCTGAAGGAATATCAAACGGCCAAGCATTGTCATTTAACTCGTCCGCCTCTGAAGTCGATAAAAGCGTGTCATCCCAGCCCGCAATCCAGAAAATACGATCTGACCAAAACCCTGAATCGCCAATGGTGCCAACCGGCTCTGCGCCGATGACCATGTGTTCCAGTTCTGAGGTGTCATCCGTTAGGCCAGAAGTAGAAGTTGAGCCGTCTGCCGAATCATCAACGCGCAGGTTTAGGTTGGTCAGTGTGTTGTCATGAACAAGACACAGTACGTGCTCTGCACCATCGTTGTAGGTCGAGATAGAGTTAAATTCTCTGTTCTCTGTGCCTGCATCCACACGGCAAACAATGTTGCCGCTGGTGTTCATGCTGATATAAACCTTCGACGCGCCGCCCGCCGCAATACCCATACCGAGTAGGTATTGTTCTTCGTCTAACGTGGACGGTGCTCGAAATCGAATCGCGATGGACCAATCGTTCGCAAACCCAAAGCCGGTCATGTCCGGCGGGGTGTCTACCTCGGTAAAATCATCCGTGCCGTCATAGGCTGCATACTCGTCATCACCTGAACCGCCATAGGTCGGTGCGCTGGTGTCGGTAAACCCATCCGTACCAACAACCGCTTCCCATGCACCGCTTTCTACGCGGTAGAGGAATGAGGTGGGGTCTGGGACTGCCATTACCGCTGCGCCCCTCTCTGGCTTTGGTCACCAGAGTTCGAGTTTACCTGCGCCGCGCTCCCATCCCATGCTGCTGCCACATTGCCAGAGCCAGATGCGCCACTCGTAAAAGGTGTAGAGGTACTACCAGCAATGTTGTACTGCCGACAACTCTGGATGGTCATGCCGTTGGAACCCCAAACGCCATTGTTCACAATTGCGCTTGAGCTATTCCCATAGAAGTCACAACGCTCGACCAACCCCCTATCGATTGAATACAACCAGTCCGGCCCGGTAGTGCCATCCGGCTCTGGTGCGGCATTCCATTGACGAACAACCACACTGTCGGCAAACCAGACATACTGGCATTCCATATGGGTACGGATGCCGAAAGTGTTCAGGTGTTCAGGGTTGAAAGTGCAGTCTACGTGGATCAACCGGACGATGTTGTTCAGCCGGTGAGTCTGCCCACTAGGGGCTGCACCCGCGTAGTAACAGTTAGCCAGAAGCCAATCCGACCACAACCCGCCAGGGGGAGATGCCGTGTTATGAATCGCCCAGTTATTCTCAGGCACGCTAAATACCCTGAAGGTTGAGTTCATAACCACGATGCGGCGGCCACCGTAAGGAATACCCGCGCTGTCCATGCCGCTCCCAATGGAATCGCAGAACATATCGTCGATGATGTAGTCATCACCGCGCCTGAACTCGAACTCACCATTGCAATTACCACCGGACCAATGAATGCGGGATGTGCTGCCCGACCCCCTTGGACCAATTGAGATATCGCCATTAATCGTCACAGAATCATTGGCGATGATCCGCATGTCTTGGCCTGTGAAATCAACACTGCCCGATTGCGAGCCAAACGAGGGATCAATGGTTATTTGAATCTGGCTGTTTCCCGCAAAACTTTGTAACTGGGCCATTGTGGTGACAGTCTCAAACTGTGAGATGTTTTGAGGCTCAGCGGCCCACTGGAACGTGCCGTCTGTAACCCACGCCGGGGGCGTTCTGGGGTCGCCCGCAGCAACACCTTGCCCGCTGTTGGTGTGGGCAATCGTTGTTAGGTCATAAGGGTTTGCCCCAAACACCTGAGTAGTTGCGCTCACACTTGACGATTGCGCCGACTCGTTCCCACTGTCATCTGTCGCGGTCACCCGGTAGTAGTACGTGGTCTCCGCGTTGCGCCCCGTGTCACTAAGACTGGTGGTGGTCTGCTCGCCATCCGTTGTGACCTTGCCGAAATTCGAGTCATCGGTAGAGCGATACACAGAGTAATAGCTGAAATCGGATTCTGAGTTCGTA